ATTGCTCAATTGGAGGAGCAGGTGAAAAAGGTCAAGCAGAATTATAAATCTGCCAAGGACGCACAGAAAAAGTTAGATAATATTATTGACAATACTTCACTTTTCTTCAAGCAGGTATGTGAAGCAATCGGTATGAAACAAGGCGATATGCTGACCTATGAATGGTTGCGTAATTTCAAAAAGGCAATCACCGCATTGAATGACAAGGCGAAGCACTACGATACTTGGCAGAAGTCTATTGGCGAACACACTGAATTCGGTGCTGTGTGCTTGGACGACCTTGCTAAGAAAATAGCAAAGGTCAATGACCTAGAAGAGCGACTGGAATCAACGAGAAAGCAAAAGGATTGCCTGCGGAAATCGTGCGACAAATGGAAGAGCAAATATCGTATGGCCTGCGAGGGAACTCTACTGGCATTTCAGGAGACAGAGATACGGGATCTCCAAGACGAAAATGATAAACTTATGAAATTGAATAAATCATTGTTGAATATCAAGCAGAGGGACAAGGGCGAAATTGAATCGTTGCTTGCAATTAATGCTGATATGGCAGAGGATTTCTGTAAATTGCTTGATAAATTCGGGAAAAAAAATCATATCAATATTCACGGGATTAATACTACAACAGCAAAGATTATAAAAAAATATGTAGAGGAGAATAGCGATACTAGGGAATGCCGGATCACTGATATGTAAAGTTGTATATTATACGAACTTCGTAAAATATTGTATGATCTCAATTATTCTATATAGCACAATATTTTTTTATGACACTTTATTTCAATCCATACGAACTTTTACGAACTTCGTAGGATTTACAATTCATATAACTATATAAACATATATGACTATATTCTATTGAATACTATGGTTAAATATATCAATAATGATTCTATTAGTGGATACTATAAGGGTAAGTTAATCGTCACCCGTAAATTAACCAAGAAAAGGGATTTAGATTACTGGAGATCTTCAGCACATAATTTTTTATGTGAAGGATTGAGAAAAGGACATTCAATTGAATTTATGAAACGATTCAATATCAACTTTTTAAAAATGGTCCGATACAAGGACACAATTAAACAACCTAATGAAGAAGATTGGGACACGATAATGATTGCAATAATGATATTGATTAAATTAAAAGTTATAGAAGAAGACGGAGAGAGAGAAGGTTTATTAATTATGCGAGCGAAAGGAAACCATTCTCATCGCACTTAATTTCAAATTCTTCGTCAGTTAAATCACCCTCAGATTCACTTGAATCCTCTGAGTCATAATCTACATTTTCGTCTTCTAGTTTATCGTCATCCTCCTTATGTACCTCTTCGCCCATTTCTTTCAACTCAGGTTCGGGTTCAAGTTCAAGTCGCATACCTTCGTCTTCACTTTCTTCTTCGCTACTATCCTTATCAAGAGCAAGGGCAGTTAATATATCTGCGGGATAATGTTCGCACAATAAATCATAATATGTTTCAACTAAATCGTGTCGCCCAGCATTAATAACTAGATCACCTATTTCACAGAGTGCTTCAAATCGCTCGTCCATTTATTTTTCAATAGATAAAATCTGTATATCATTAATTTAAAAATATTATTTAAATACCAATGCCTGGGAATAATCAACCTTAGAATAATCAGGACCCTCCTCCGCTAATTCTGCTTCTTCTTGATCCAGTTTATTTTTACTCTGTAATAATGTTCCCACTAAATTTAAATCAGCATTTATCTGTTGGTCAATTTTAAATATGACCGCTGAATTCAAATCGCACCGAGCCAATTCACCACTAGGTTCGTGGATACTACACCTTATTCTCGTCAGCACTCGATCAATTGTATTCGTAAATACAATATCTCCACCAAATCCATTTAGAAAATCTCCATAGGGATTCGCTTTATTCGTGACGCTAACAATTGGAAGAGTTATTCCACTTCTAGCACCACCTAAATATCCATTTTCTTCTATAATATCACTCCTGATTGTATAATATGGTCTAAGAGTTTTCGTAGGTAATCTCTCAGCAGTGATTTTAATACTTTCAACTGGGGTAGTTGTAATCACTGGATATACATTTCTTGCTTGTTTCAGTGCGTCAGCAGGGTTAGTAATTGGTCCTTTATTTACAATATTCGTAATCTGGAAATCTCCTTCATTCTGAATCATTTTACTATAATCAATTAAATCACCTTCATTGACATTCGCATTGGTTGTAATCACATTGACATTGTGTAAATCAGCATTGGCCCCGTGTGCCTTTATTCTCACTTGCCTTGAAGAAGTAGAATTAGGATTGTGAAATTGATTGTATCTAAAACCCATTATACCAACCAAAGCACGATCCCAATATTCTTCAGGCACAACCCAATCCTCTATGAATAATCCACTATGTGCGTCCATAATTGAAAAAGGTTTTATATTTTCATTGATTGAGGTCATAACGACAGGCGTGCCCTGACCAGTTAATGAAGCAGAGAAAAACTGATTGTAAGGTGCCATTTCGGGAGTGTAATTATTCGGAAATACAACCTTATTGATTTTATAACATTGTTGATCCGCATTTCCATTCGTAGGCACCGCCGTCCCGTCAGAAGTGTATGCCCCAGCATTATAATCCTGACCCTCTGTTTCAGCAGTATGAAGAGACTCTATCTGAAATCTCTGTTGATTCTGGTCGTAGTTGATAATTGGTTCATTCGCCCCCAAATAAACTCCGAATTTATAAGGGTCTAATTTAATACCACCATAATACTGACTCTGAAATAAAGAATGGACTTCTTGAGATTGCTTACCTCTATTTCTACCTAAATCGTCTGTATTTCCATTATACAATATCATTGCGAGTGTGCCATAAGCACTGAAATGATAATCAAAACCAAATCTACGACCACCAGCAGTCCCAATCTGCGGATCATTATTATCTGCTTTATTTACCTGTAAGAAATGAGGGGGTATAGTATCTCCAGTCCGAGTGAATTGAAATCCAATAGTGAAATATTCTCCACCAGGAGCAACAGGCACTCCTCTCCTTATTTTTCGTGCGAAGCCATACGCTAAATCGTCATAATTAGAAGTTAATGGAAGACCAGTAATTGTCCCATAAAAATTTCCATAATCAGTATATCCGACATCATTCTCATTGAAACCTTCTGTGTCAGGATTATAATCAATAAATAATGGAAATGATCCCTGAGAAGCACCAACACTAGAAGCAATATAATCATAACCGAATTTAGGAGTTGCTGAATCCTTTAATATAGCGAAATTAGAAGGATAATTGATTTCACCAGGAACATTCGGTCCTTCGTCATATAAATTCATATGTATCAATCTATTTCTTTCTGCGGTCACACTTTCTCCACCTTGTGTATATTGGTCAAATAATTCAGGGTAGATTGCTTGGGTATCAAAGAATTTCTTAAATTTTAATAAGTTTTCTTTCGTCCAAGGAATACTAGTATTGAATACCTTATCCTGCCCTCGCGTGAAATCGCTATCTGTTGTTATAAATCCTTCGGGTCCATTTAATTCTTTTCCTGCTACATATATCTCAGGTCTCTTGATTCCTATATGCTGATAGGACGCTAAATATTGATATGCTTGATTTAAATCCCAAGTGCCGTTAGTATTGTGAAACTGGACTATTGTATCTAAATTATAACTTGTTGCTGTCGCGCAATGATAATGTTTATATGCTGGAGTTTCTGTCCGAAAACTTAATATCTCATTAAGAGAAGTCTCAGAATTAGTGGTCAAATCATAATTTAAATATTCAATATCATTCCTTTCATTTAATTCTTCTGTCAATTGAACTGAGACATCTGTTGGAGAATTATAACCAGGATTTACCTTTAATTGAAGTAAATCCTTTACTTGGATATAATCTCCGAGAACTGCAGGGTCTCTTGTTGCTAAACATTCAGAAGCAGATAAATCCGAATTAACTGTAGTTGGAGGGAGATATTGAGATTGAGTTGCTGAACTTGATAATTGAAATACAAATGTATTGTGAGAACTTGTATTCGCCGAAGCATTTCCGCTCATTGTAATCGTATCGGTCGTAGTTGATACAACAGAAGCACTCGTAACGAAAACAGTATCAGGAGATTGACTTATTATTTTCATACCCAGTAATACATTTCTCGTATCTCCTCCGTGCTTCAATGTTATAGTTGGAGACCCATCCCTCGCTTCACCGATAATAGTAGTTGTTGAAGTTGGAGTTGAAAAAAATGTCTGTTTCGCCTTAAATAAAGTAAATCTAGATCCGTCATTGATTCCAGAGATTTTTTCGGGTGGAGGAGTTGCCGCGACTTGAGGTTGTCTCCGAGATTCTACATCCGCTAAACACCGATTTAATTCAGGACGAAAGTGCTGTGCGGAACCTAAAAATGTGCCAGTCGCAGTATCGTCCCAAGCCTCCCAAGCATCAGAACCAGTCCCAGACGCAAGTCCAATCCACGATCTCGGAAGAAATGCATAGTTTTCTCCGTTGGCTGTTTTATAAGGAGAAACAACTAAATTTAATGTATCGTCCCTTAATTTCACCTTGGTTTTAATCAGTGACGCATTTTCTAAATGATATTTCTCTGGGAGATTTTTATCATAAAGGAGTTTCTCTACACTAATATGCTCTACTTCTACTTCTTTACCTAATTCTTCTCCTTTAATCTGTATTTCTCCCGCTTGTGCTCCAATTTCAGAAACGAATGAACTATGGACCGAAATCTGATCACCTGCTTTTAATTTTAACCCTGTGCCACAGCGGTTAGTCCATTGTGCTGGATTACTATGATTATCACCCTGCGCTTCTTCGGACTGAGATCTCGCACACTCAATTATAGTTGTTTTCGTGTATCCACTCATTTATTTATGAGCGATAAATTAAAAATATTGTTATACAATTAAATTTAAGCGAATGCTATTTCCATAATTCCGTCTCGGAGAGTTGCCATTTTTACTACTTGGAGATATACACGAAGGGTAGAAGCACCACCCATAGCAACTCGTGTATCATACAATTCAATACCACGAGAATTGACTCTCTCACCCTTATTCAGACGATATGCGGTATAAAAGAACTGCTGTTGGAGAGTATCCAACATTGAATGACCTTCAAATTCTTCTGCTCCAGGAGTATCCGCTGAGCGAGTCGCAAGAACACCCTCTCCACGATATAAATCACGAGAGATATACGGAACACGACCCTCCGATTGGAATACATTATGATAGTGGCGAGCGTCATTGCTTACATCCACAGGGAATAGGAAATTATCATTATACTTGATATTCGTGGTCACTTTACCATTCGTATTCACAGTTACAACTGGTCCGTCTGCCGAATAAACATTCAGAAGAGAATCAGCATTCGCGCTGTCAGGGACCGCCATAACCATAACCTTATTTACAATGCGACCTGCTCCACCAATATTCTGAATTAATCCATTCTCATATTCAGTGTCCGAAACACTACGCTTCATAAACTGATAATCAACATAGTTGAATGACATAGTTGAATTGGCCTGACGATACTGCTCCATCATTTCCTGCGGATAAAAAATATAATCGGACACCATCTGGCAATCGGGACGACTGAGAGTTATGTCCTTCTGAGGAACTTGTCCAGAATTATGGCACAATCGCTGCGAAGTCGCCGCCGAACCATCCGCCTTTTTAGTCACGAAGGTCAGGTGAATAGATACCTGCTCAGACATTAAATAGAGTGGCAACTGATTCAACTTGAGGAAGGGAAACAAATCCGCGAGTAGGACAGAATATTGAGGTTTTCGCCTCTCATTCTGCCAATCCCAAACAACACCTGTAGGAGTAGGGTCAGAAGCATTCGCTGGCATATTGAAGAAACCAAGTTCGGGAGAAGTCAGAGTTGCGTCCCGAGCATTATCAATACCAATACTCTCCGATTCCTTAATTGATTCAGTAAAATTCGCAGTAGAATCACCTGAAGCGAATTTCTTAGATCGGTTAAGAAACTTCGGTTCAATACTCATAAATCGCCCAGTCATAACCTGCTCACGCTCCTTGATTGCGTCAGGGGGAAGGAAGCAGGTTTCATATGCGGAGAAATGACCGAAGTCTTCTATCTCACAGATAGTTTTCGTTCCAACGCGAAGAGAAGCACGCTGAATAACAGAATTGACACCAATATTAGCAGGGTAAAATGCACGAGTTTCGTCAATAGAAGCATTATCAACACAATCTCCAAGGGAAGAAAATGTAATGCGAGAATTGCTATGAAGAATACCCTTATTCTCTAAGACAAATCGGCATTCAGAATCACTGAAAATCACAGGATCAAGAATATCAGTCTGGACATTAATCGCTGTATCAGTTGAAACAGCACCAATTTTCACCAAATCGGGAATCTGAGACGCTTGAGGTTGAGCGGGGGCCATAGAAGAATCCATATTATAGTATATGAAAACATAAAAAATAGAGTTAAATTTTAAAATATTGATTTACATATCCTTGCTGAATAGTCTTGAAGTAAATACTTGGAGATTGATTTCGTCCTTCTTTTCTTGGGTGCTATTTCTATATTTATGTTGTTGAATTCTCTTGAGTTGAGATTTAACGAATGAAGGTGCTTGTTGTCGCTTATTGTAATTGACACATTCAGGGTGTTGCTCAATGAATAATTGCTCCAACTTAGTTGCTTCGTGCCTAAAACAGATACACCATAATTCAATATTACTACTCTCTAAATCTAATTCTTTATAGGCACACTTACAAGGTTCAGACTTGTGTAATCGGTGCCTTAATTCTAAATCTAATCGTGTTTCACCAATATACAACTTATTATCCTTATCAGTGATTTTATAAATATAATGAAACTCAAATAATCCTTGAGTTGCCGTCACCCAACAATCATTCTTAATATCATATACACTATGGTCTGGAAATACCTTGAAATCGTTTTCATACGCAGTTCCTTTCAGGTAATCAAATCCAACATATTCCAATTTATCCATTATCATTAATCTATAATATATGATTAACCTTTATATCCATTTCATATAAGTTATTTTCTATGATTTAGGGTAGAATTACTTGAGGACTTGGATAGACCCTTGTGCCGAAACAATTGTCTGGCGAGAATGGACATATAAGAATACAGCATTCGGTTCGTCACTAGTTAATCCCAACTGAAGTTGAAGTCCAAATGGGACTGCCGAGAAATCAACTCCCGAATTAGAAATCTGATCGTAGCACACACCTAGACCCCAAGCACTGCCTCCCTTAATAATCTGTTTCGCAGACGCGAAATTCGTGCCCGAATCAAAATTACGCCATACAGAAGTATCAACCGAAGTCCTCATAATTTTAGAGAAACCTTGGACTGCGTCCATATAGTTGCGAACAAGTTGTGCGTCTCCAGTTGTATTATCGGCACCGCTGGCACTCTTCTGTAAGGTATCAACATTATATTCTAGAGGGAATCGCTCACCAGCACGGGTGAATACTGCCTGAGTTACATTCGCCACAGAACCACTCTTATTCGTGAATGGAAGAGTTGCCAGGCCGTCTCGGGTGAATGAATTAATGTGCCTTGAAGGAACAACATTCATAAATGCTCCGAGAACAGACTTGAGACCAAGGTTGAAATTCAGAATAGCATTCGCAGAGTTGATTGTATTGTAATAGGACGAAATTGAGTTATACACGAATGTATTGGTTGTCTGCGATTGAATCTGCTTCATCTGGTCCATAGAAGGACTCTGGACTTCACAGATTAAACGGACATCCGATAATTCATAATAAGCATTGAGGAGATTAGTGTCCGTATTGTCTGCGGAGAATAGTACCTGCTGGTCTGGCGAAAGTTGAATCTCTACATTCAGACCACCAACACCCCACTGATTAGAAAGCGGAATAGGGTCTTGACCCATAAACAGACCCGAAACAAGTGGAATACAGAATGAATTTTCTTGAGTTAATCCGTCCGCTTGTGTGTTTTCAACAACTGCCTTCTGCTGTGCCTTGAAGTTAGGGAATCGGAGAGAAGTCTCATATGCGTGGCAAGCGAAATCTGCCTGCGATTGAGTGACCGATAAATAACTGGACATCATACGATTGTGGTGATTAATGGTTTCTATTGTCTGACCGCTATTCTGAGAGAATATGGAAAGGGTATCAATTACAGAATAAATTCCGAGACGCTCATTCATTCGGATTCCGTCTCCAGCGGAAGCAAGAGTTGCGGAATCCTTTAGAATACTTACCTTGCCAACAAGGCGAACGGAGCCAGGAACGATATAACGATCCTGTGCGCCGATTAATAGTTGAATTGTGGGTTGCCCATTCTTATACGATAATTTACCATTACTCGTAATATTAGAAGGAACGATTTCTAAATGCTGATTACTTGCGACACTCATTTATTCTTAATAAACATTTTATTTTAAGTGTAATTTTAAAAAATATATTCATTAATAAATGGTTAAAATGGTTGTGAAGAAATCAACGAAACCAGGGAAGAAATATATGGCAATATTCACCAGAGACAATGGTAGAACGAAAACAACACATTTTGGAGCAAGTGGAATGTCCGATTATACAATTCATAAGGATAAAGAACGAAGGGGGCGATACAGAGATCGACACAAGAAGGATTTATCAACAGGAGATTATATGAGAGCAGGTTATTTATCGTATTATCTCCTATGGGGAGAAAGCACTTCATTTAGAGAGAATTTAAAATCGTATAAAAAGAGATTTAATCTCTCGTAGAATAAATGGAAGAATCTGACCGATTTATTCAGATTGATAAAATGTCAGTGGATCAGGCCGCGGGTGCTTTCGTAATGGTTGCGGGAGCAATCGGTAGTTTATTATTGGTGATTTGGCAATCTAAGTGCCATTGTAAGGTGAATTTATGTTATATATTTTCTTGCGAAAGAAGACCCCCTAATGAAGAAGAAATGAAATCATTAAAGGACCAAGCGAAAGAATTAAAAGAAAAAAATAAAGACAAGCAGAAGCAGGATATCCCAGAATTAAGGGCAGAAGAAGCGAGATACAGAGAATTAGAAGAAAAGGAAAGGGAAACACCTAGGCTTGTGCCGAAAACTTCTAATTCTTTAGAAGCAGAGAAGGCAACGGATGAAATTATTGATAGACTTGTTTAAAAAATTTGATAAATTAAATTTGATAGTTTTTAGAAAAAATATCTATTATAGAATTGATATGAGTGCCAATCCATATCCGTTGATGTGGTCATTAGGAAATCAGGATCATTTACCTTGTGGAGAATTACCCGAGCATTATCAGGGGACACCATATTCATATAAAAATTTTGAAAGGGAGGAGCATTGGTATTCGGATAGTAATTTCTTTGGAAATCCATTTGAAGAAGAAAGAAAGCGTCCATTCTTCTTTGAAGAGGAATGGGAGGCTGAGGACGAAAACTATTCAATCCTTGGACTGAAAAGGTCCGCTTCGCAAGAGGACATAAAAAATGCATTTAGGAAGAAAGCGTTAGAAACTCATCCAGATCGCGGAGGTAGTAAAGAGGAATTCGTCAAGGTTAGGGAGGCGTATGAGTGTTTAATAAGTTAATACATTTCTCGTATTTCCTTTCTGCGTGTCCCATTTTAGTATTACAAGCGTGGCAACATATAAATCGCATATAGCCCGATTTATGACAATGGTCTAATGTTCTCCGAGTAGAAGTAGCGAATTTATCGTTTGTTAATTTTCGCTTACATATCTCGCAATTCTCTGTGTTAATAAAAATATCATATACCTTGTCTAAATCTCCTTTCAGGTTATATTGCTTCTTCCATTCGCATATCCTCTTGGATTTCTTTCCCTGAGGAGTCTGCCAATATTTCTTCAGTTCTTCTTTCCTTCGTTTATTATACTCTCTCATATACTCTTTATGATTATAAACCATTATACTGCTATATAATGATAAACCTTTATACTCCTTCATATGTCGTCCCCTTCAACCTCGGATTCATAATCGCTATCATACTTATTAAATAAATCTGTTTTCTCTTTTTCCAATTGAATATTCATTTCTTTCAATTGTTCTATTTCAAGTTTCTGTGCTTCAATGATTTTCATTGCTTCTGCCAATTGAGTCTGTAATTCTTTTTCTTTATTACCCATTAGATTTTTAGCAATTCGCTCTGCTTGTTTCTGGTCCTTATGTTTCCATTTCTCAACTTGGTCCTTGAATCTCTTGTATTCTCTGCCTTCCGTTTCTCCTTCTTTATGAAGTCGTTTCAATCTAGAAGTCCAATTAGTTTTCGCGTGCTTGGGATTGCTGGAATTATTCCATTTACCATTTCTTTCAAGGAAATTAGCATATTTATTAATCAAGTAAGGGAAGTTGTCCTCAATATCGTATTCTTCAATAATGTCTTGAAGCATAGTTGCTATATTTACTTATATGACGCTGTTTTTAAGTCAATTAATAAATCCTACGAAGTTCGTAAAAGTTCGTATGATCTCAATAATTCTATACTCACAATATATTTTTCTATATACTTTTTATGTAATTATACGAAGTTTTACGAAGTTCGTAGTATCTCTTATTTACTATGATTTTTAGTTCATATAACTATCAAATTTTTTAGTTCGCATTTTAGTTGGCAAGTCATTATGTCTAAAATTGACATATTTAATAACCTGTTTTACCTTTACCATTTTTACCTTTCGCCTTAGGCTGTGTCTGAAATACTTCACTTGGTTTCACCTTCTTAAACTCCTCCACTCGCTTCGGGATATTGTGCTGTGTTTCACCGCAGACATTTCCCTCACAACCTTTCATTTTCTTCGCTGGTTTCTTCTTAGGCATTTTTTAATTTTAACAGAGAAATTATTTTATATGGGTTAATTATAAATATGAGTCTAATTGTGGCAACTTCTAGATTACCCGAGAATAGTGTAGCAACTGACGCAGAGAAACCCGCGCACTTCATTAACTATTTCCGATCTCCTATTGAGATCGAACCTGACAGCGAAATAGCAGTAGAGAGTATAAAACTCAAACGAACTGGAAATGTGACTCTAAGCAGTGCGAATTATTTTACGGATATGTGGGGTGAAGACCCATTAGTGAGAGCAGAAGACACAGCGAATTTACCTGCTGGTGTAGATAATCGCGAGGGTGCTAACTACCAATTGAATATTCCCCGAAGAATCCAATTGCCACCTAAAACCTATGAAGTTGGAGAATATGTCTCTAGATTATCAGACATAATGAATGCTCAATATGCGGATCCAAGGATATTCAATAATCACTCGGTGACATTAAATACAGATTCGGCTGGTGCCGAAAAGGGTCTCAATATTAAATATACCTCCAGAACAACTGCTTCAAATCAAGTGCCGAATACAATTGCAACAACCTATTTCAACCTTCAAGCACCTGGAATCACTGGTCCAAGTAATGCTTTCAGTTATAATCCAGTCAATGGAGTTTTTCAAAGAACGGGAACCACAGCAACTAGCACAAGAAACTGCTCTTGTGTCGCAGTGATTAAAAATAGACCATTCGCTCTCAATGGCGGTAAATTCACATACACTTTCGTAAATGCTTCGGCGAATTATGTGATTGTGGGTTTAAATCGTCCAATGGTCCAATATAAAAGAAGGATAGGTGGAAACAAAGTTAAATCAAGTGATTTACTACCATTCGGATATTCAAATAATTTTATACTAGAGGACGGAACTGAATTATCACCAGCGGGCAGACCAAGGCATCATTTAGATTATGGTTTAATCGTTAATGATTCAGGAGTTTATATTTTTAATTCAATGGCTACTGACGAAAGGGATAAACTCAGACATTACGAAATCAAGTATTGGGAAAGCGGTGGAAGTTGGCCTGTCGCTGGATCATCACCACCAGCGTCTAGAATGACAAAATCACAATTCTATGCTTCTTATGACAGAGTGAGATTTACTGGCGAATATGACACAATATCAGTTTCATTCGGACAAAAGGGAAAAGCAGTGTATGACCCGATGTGCGGTCCAGCACTCTCAGCAGATCCTCAGAATTGTCTCAAACCAATCAGCGACAACACCTATGCTCTTTATCCTGTGATTAATATTGGTCAATCGGGTGTAAGCACTGAAATCAATGAATTAGATTCATACGATAGTGATTACGCATATCCCGAATTTATAGAAGGTGTTGGGCGAGATCCACACAAATATACCCCTGGGGACGATTATTACTCTAATAATCGCCTTGTAGATAGAGAATCAATCAGTAGAGATGGAGAAGAAGAATCATTTTATAATTATCCAACAGACAGAAGCGAAATAAGGGTTAAAGGATCAACTCACTTGGATAGGGGAAACCTTGTGACGATTAACTGGCAGAATGCCTCAGCAATGAGTGCTTATCCATTCTCAGGGTCTAATGCCTCAGGATCGGTGGATTGGAAGCACACCCTTTCGGTTGGAAGAATTCCTAGATCAGACCCTGGATATTTAGCACTTAGTGTCACAGCGATTTCTTCCCCGAATATGTCTCTCCAACTTGGTTTCCCTAACCGAGGATTATTGACACAAGTAGAAGGAGTAATAGAAGGGTATGTGACGGAAACAACTCCAGTAGTTATAGAATTCGTTTCAACTTCTCCATTGGATAAAGGAGCGCAGTCTTCATTTATTCGTCTCCCTGGATTAACTCATAAATCATTCAATGGCGCTCAATCAGCACTGAGTAAATTCGTATATCACGTGCCACAATTCAGCAATGACGGAAGAGAGACTGGTAATCTATATTTCGCACCTGGAGAAAAGACTTATGTAGCACTTATGAATCCAACAAGTATATTATTGAATCAATTACAAGTCCAGATTGTAGATGTAAATGAAAAGGAAATCAATTCATTAACGGGAACAACTCAGATTGTATTTCATATAAGGAAACGCAAATAATTCCAATACTTTCCACACAATTTTTAAGAATTATCACAAAATTTTTTTATCTATTTTACTATAAATGGCGGATTATTTAGCGGAAGTTGTTATGCCCGAAGCACGAACCGATAAAATCATTGAGGAGAATATGAATATAGAATCGGAAGAAGACCTAGAATTAGAATTAGAAGAAGGGGAACCTGACGAAGAACCTGAAGAAGAAATTCCAGAGCCAGTGAGGAAAAGACCTAGGATCCCTCAAGAAGAAATATTCAGTCCCCCGAAGGTGAAAACTATATTAGAACCTGAATCTGTGGAAGAAGTCCCTGAACAGAAACCACCGAAGGGATTTACGAAAAGTGGGAAACCAAGGAAGAAGAGAGAATTGACAGAACAGCAATTAGAAAACCTTAAAAAGGGTAGAGAAACAGCATTAGCGAATCGTAGAAAGAAAAGGGAAGAGAAACTGCACGAGAAGAAAATAAAGCAAGAAGACGACGAATTAGTACAGAAATGGAAGGCGAAGGAGCGACAGAGATTAAAGAAACAAGTTGAAACTCCCTTAGAAGAAGAATTCTCTCCGAAAATCGTTGAGAAACCAGTAATAGTTGAGAAGGGGTATTCACAGGCCCAGTTAGACGAAGCAGTAGCGAGAGCAGTAGAGCAATCGGTGAATAGAGTTGAAACTCTGAGAAAGCAGAGAAAGGAAGTGAAAAAGAAAGCAGTTGCGAAAAAGGAACACGATGCGAAGGTTTTTAAGGAAATCAATACAGCATTAAAGAACGATGTATGGGCGCAATGCTTTTTATAATTAAAAAATTAAAATTAATTTATCATTATTGAATAAATGGAAGGACCTAAAGTGATTCCCGTAAAAGACCCTGAAAAGCAATCAGTGACACATTCTCCTATTCACCCTAATCTGCCTCAGATTGACGGATTCGGGGGTGGAGCATTAGTTTTATTAATCAGTCCTGTGCGAACTGGTAAATCTACTCTAATCAGCAATATGCTACTCAACGACCAATTTTATGACGCACAAGAACGATTTGATAATACAACCATAATCAGTAATACAATTGCGAATGATATTACTTCTAGATTTCTTCGTAAAGCATTTGACACTTATGACCAATATAATGATTCAATTATTGACGGAATTGTGGATCAGCAGAAGAGTTATGCTAAAGAAGACCAACCTGAAATCGCGGTTGTTTTAGACGATTGCTTGGGGTCTATTCGCCGTGAAGCGAGAATCAATCATTTAGCAAGCAGATTTCGCCATTTCAACATTAAATTATTAATTATTTCTTCACAGAATTTTCGTATGTGTAGTCCAATTATTCGTCAGAATGCTACGAATGTAATTGTTGGGTCTCCATTCCCGAATCAGAAGGAATTAGGTAAAATGGCAGAAGAATACGGGGATGTATTTGGTGGTGCTGAAAACTGGTTAAAAATATATAAACTTGCAACACCTAATCGTTATGATTTTCTTCATATGGATTTCCAGTCTAATCCACCGAAGGCATATCACAATATGGAAAAATTAATCGCTGAAGGAAATAATATTTTAGTTTCAACACCCGAAAAAAAATCTATGGATATAGAATAAATGGATAGGGCAAGTATGGTTGCGAACCAATTAGGTCAGCATGTCGCTGATATGAATGAAATGCGATTACAGAATTTTGAGACGAAAACCCTTCTTTACAAGCAGAAGGCGGGTCAGGACGAAAGTAAGAGAACTTCTGACGACGAAAAGTCAGCAACCCAAGACATAGCGAAAGTCCCTGTTATGGCGAAAACAATTAAGAATGTAGGTATGGCGGGAGCAGTTGTGCCAGCAACAATGATGCGTGGTGGAACACTAAGGGAAGGAATAAGTGGTGCGAAGAATTTCTTAGACGAAACGGGAGACACAGAAAAACTATTTGGAAAGGGTGGTATGGCTGTTTCCGAAATGGGTGGGGTAGAAGGTATTGTAGCAAGTGCTTTAGTGAAGGGTGGGGGTGAAGCATTCGCTAAATTTGGTGCGAAGGCAGTAGGAGATATTGGTGTTGGAATTAATGTTGTGAGTGATATTGATAATTTCGTTCAGACTGGGAATATATTCAATAGTAAGAATGCTGACGGAACTATTAAAAAGGCAACTATTGGACAGGATATTGGTAATATTGGCACAATCCTCGCTGGGACATTAGATATCGCCGCCGCATTTACGGGCGGAGCATTGGCACCACTCGCCGCTGCTGCGAATATTGCAGTTGCCGCCGAATCAACTGTTGCCGATATGTCTGCGGATGCGAAGCAAGCGGCCACAGACGCTAAGGATGCTCCTGGTCCGAATATGCCAGCAGCACACGCTGGACCAGCATACGCTCAATTGGGTTTTCTAGCGAATCAATCACACAATCCACTTGATAGAATCGGGTAAATCGCACTTCGTTTATTCATTACTTCGTATAAGTTCGCGTTTTTTAAATTTATTATATTTTTTTATTTTATTACTCATACCATAAATGAGTAAATCAATCAAGGTATCTCCAAGCACCCTGTTGGAGTATGCGAAAACTAAATCCGCATATAGAGAACAGAAGAATGTTAAGGATGCTAAAACATTCTCTGACATTACTTCTACGAAACAGAAAATTATTATTCAGCAATATAAGGAACAAGTTATAAAGGCGGGGAAAAAGTTTAAATCTCCTGATATAATTAAACCCGATATCCCCGAGAGGTATTATACACAAGAATCTAATTGGGATGATATTAAAATGTATTCAATCATTGGAAATTTTTATGTAGATTTCGGTGGGCGTGAAGAAGGGCAGCGTGGTTATTATAATTCATTTCAAGAAGAATTAGAAAAGAAACGAGAACTTATTGACTGGGCGAAGAAAAACGGAGTCATTACATATACGCCCGACCCGATAGAATTGGAGAGAAAAAAACAATTGGAGGAACAAGTAAAGATCCCTAATGGAGCAGAATGGATTGGTGGGAAAATGAATTCATCTATAAAGGAATCCATAAAGAAGGAATTAAAATATATAAACGAAAGTATAGCATATGATAAAAAAATATTCAACGAGAATGCTGGTCTGAGAAATAAGGATCAATTACAATCCCTTCTCTCCGTAATTAAATCGGCGATGGAGAAGAAAGTCACTCAGGCGAATAAAAATATAAGGGTTTTAGAAAAGAAAGAGGCGGGTAAAATAGCAAGCAAGGGATTAATAGGTGGAATCGGTGTTGTGAAGAAACCCGAAAGGGTTGATACAAGCAAGGGGAATATGGGAAAGGAGGTCTCTATAACAGAAGGAAAGCAATTCAGAGAAATGTTTAAGGGTGGTGCGAAAATAACTTGGTTAGAACACGTCAAGAAATTCAGAGAAGCCAATCCCGAATTGAGTTATAAGGACGCATTAAAGGAAGCGAAGAAAACATATACTCCAATGCGTAAAAAGGAAAGGGTCCAGCAGAAACTGGATACTATTGAAAAAAAGAAATCATTTGTTAAAAAACCAAGAAAACTAACCAAGAAGCAAGTAGCATTGAGATTCAGAGCATATGAAACCCCCGACGTTGCTCGCGGAGAATATGAGGGAGAATTTGAAAAGGTATGGAATGAGAAAATCAAGGGAAAGAGATTCAAGGATAATGACGAACTATTGAAGGAAATCAACAAACATTACCCGCGTTAATTTTTAAACTT